GAATGACGACTGATTTACCGGTCGTCTCCTCTAGATATTCCAGTTTCTCAAGCATGAAATCTAGCTGTGTGGCATTCAGCGTCCAAAAGTGCGACACACCAATAGGTGCTGTAAGAGAGTCCAAGATATAGGACTTAGAAACCTCTGATAAAATCTGCATTTTTAGTCCTTTGAAATAAATTTAAGCTTATGCAAGCTGTTTGTGTTTAGATATCACAGCTATTCACGCTGATACTTTTTGGGTTTTAGTGACTGGGTACCGTGCTTCAATGTAGTACTTTTTCCTTTCCTTAAAATGCCTCTTTCCCCACTTTAAGCTAGAATGCACATCAACGCAGTGCACTTGGTCTTTATCTTCTGACTTACGCAACCCACGACCAATTGACTGAATACAGCGTACAAAGGATTTACCAGCGTCAATCATCATAAAGCAGAATATTCTATCAATAGAAATGCCTGTTGATGCAATACCAAAGGTCGCGATAACAATTAGATCGTCTGCCTCCTCAAACATATGATACCACTCTGCGCGCACATCATTGTCAGTTGCACCATACAGAAAGACGCTGTCTTTAATGAGCTTTTGCAGTTCTTTACCTTGCTTCACTGAATTTACTAGCACCAGAGTATTGCCATACTGCTGGGCTCTTGCTATTACCAAATCAGCAATAAAATCTAATCTGTTTGGATTTTTATTGATGAAGCTGCGTTCGGCACCATAATCAGGGAAATCCTCTTCTGCCGTCTCTTGAATCTCTACTGGTTCAATTTCCAGTTGGGCCAAATACCCCATGCTAATAAGGTCAGACGCGCTAATCTGGTAGAGAATTTCTCCAATAGCTCCTCGAAGCGACATTTGGTCAATCTTCGCTTTTGGAAAGGTGCCAGTGAATCCAAAGCGGAAGGCGCAGTTACGACCGTGCTTGTTGATGAGTTCTCCAATAGTCTTCGCAGAAGCGCCATGTGCCTCATCAACCACAATGCAGTCAAAATCCTCCATGACTACTGGGTTATTCTGCAGCGCCTGCCAAGTTGCAACTACAGTCGCGTGTGATAAATCCTTCTTTGAGCCTGAATAGGTGCCCACGTCAAGCGGGCCGAATTGGAATGTTGCGACTGTCTGATCGACTAAGTCAGATGATGGTACTATCACAATAACTTTCTTACCGTGAAGGTTCATAACATCAGCTAGCGCCGCAATCATCCAAGTCTTGCCAGAGCCAGTTGCTGCAATCACAAACCCACACGTCGCATCAAGCGCAGTATTCACGGCCTCTACCTGGTAAGGACGTAAATGCACCCGTAGTTCGTGCCCCTCCTTGCGAATGAACCAATCTTGATCGACGCGAGTTGAAATCAACTCTATAGGACGTCGTTCATCTCTAACATCAATTTGATACCCCCAAGACTCTAGGTAGGGAGTAATTTCATCTAGCAGGCGAAAGTACATCTTTCCATTCTTATCTAGGAACCGCACCTTACCATCCCAACGGCCTAGCTTGTAGAGGGGCATAAAATACGCTCCTTCTACCATAATCGCCATCTTATCTTCCAACACCTTATGGTCTTGTGGCGATAGGCCACTTATAGTACAGTAGACCTCATCTCGCACTGTGATGTATGCGTTCTTAGTCATACAAGTGAAAATTTGAAATGTCGCTCCAGTGAATTTTTTCTGATATATGTGATGCCTTCCATATCAGGCAACTTCATCAAGCTAAACAGAAGTACTGTCACATGGTGCAGTTCATAAGGAGTAATATCGCTTTCTACAGCCAGTTGGGCCTTGACTATCTGCCCATTTTCTACCTGCTGTACGATAATTCCGCCATCCCGCATAAAGTCAATTCGCGGTATTTCTGGTGTGCCACTGCCTACCAGTCCCCCAAGTGTTATTGGAGCTCTAGATCCACTTACGTTCCATCCAGTACTAAACCCACCACTTGACGCAGTTATTCCATTTAGCTGTCCGATTAACTGTTGGGTGTGTATGCTGTAGTTAGATGATGACATTGTGCAGCTCCGCAACTCTAAGTTTGGTAATATTACCTAGCATCCACCCCATCTGCTCAAAGCCCTGGACAATAGACTCTAATCTTTGATGGATTAAGCTAGCCTCAATAACTAATTGATTATGCTGGATCATTTCTCTTTCGCCGGCAATCAATGTTGCGGTTTCTCTTGAGCCGTATACTCTTTGCCCGTGAAGATAGTTTCTTGTCAAGCGAGCCTCAATTGCCGCTCGATGATTTTCAAGCCACTTTACTAGCTGCTTAGCCTCTTGAGCTCGCTGCGAATAGTACTGCTGGTTGTAGGGCAGCATCCTGGCTATAGTTTCTAGCTTCATGCCCTCCAGCTGAAAGTGCTTCTCAGCACTGTCAATGTCATTCTGTAGCTTATCAAGCAATGGTATCAGTTGAGGAGCAAGGTCTTGCTCCTCATCAAGGGACAGAAGTAAGCTCATTCTTTTCCGCGTTGACTGAGAGTGAACGTGCCAGAGGTGTAATCAAAGTCAATGACCTGATGTTGGAGTAGCTTTGCATCATCTGGTGCGGCTACAACTATGGGTCCATTACTCATTATAATGTCATCTGGCTTTATTTCTGAAATACGGCTTAGGTCAACCAGTATCCCAGCAAATGGTACAACTATAGTTTCTATTCTAAAAATTCCATATGAGGCTTCTTGAAGAAGCTGCGACCGAGCACAGAGAGTAATGCGCATAGCATAAATGATAGCAAGCTGCAGGTTTGCAGCTTGCTATTTACACCACTTATTCTTCGCTAGCGTCGTCTGACTTCTTTGGAAGCAAGCTAAGCTCTGCAATGATTTCACGCAGCGCCTTGTTTAGCTTTCCAGTAGAATTGACTACCTCAGTGGTGGTCCCTTCTTCAGTAGTCTTGTTAATGATAAAGCCGCCTTTGGCAAATTGAACAGTTACTTGGTTGGTCATAATTTACTCCTTCTTGCCGCGCTTCTTGGCGGCGGGTTGTGGGATTTCATCATCATCGATGACTGTTTCTAGATCTTCTGGCTGTTCTTCAGCCGGCTCGTTACGCGCTAGCATGGGTTGGCAAGCTGGATGCTGCAACAGCTTTTCAACAATCTCTGATGTTAGGTCCTTCTCACGGAAAGATACACGGTGAATCTCACCGTCTTCATCTGTCCATTCAGAGACCCAGTTAAGCTTTTCTCCAGGTTGAGTGCCCTTTGAAATCACCTTCATGTCCTGAAGCAATTCCAAAAGCCCGCTGAATTCCGACATGCCCTTGTTATACGGCACCTCTAGTTCAACTTTGGTTCCCAGCTTAGCAAAGCGCGACTTGTACGTCTCAAAGCGCATGCGTACGCCAGTTACCTCACCTTCTTCCTTCAGCTTTAGCTTTGTGACAATGCCAATAATTGAGCATGAGAACTTAGTAGAGTTTGTGATTGCCCAAGCACCGTCCCCAAGCATAATATCCTGAGGATACACATGGTCGGTAATTACCATTGAGATAGGTAGTCTACCAAGATATCCCAAAGCCAGACGCAGCATCGCCTTACGGCGCTTTGCTAGCTGACCTTGATCCCCCTTAATCACGCCCTGCGTGTAGTTATCCATCTCAGTGGTTGAACTCAGCATCGCCAGGCTATCAAGGACAATTAGAGTCTTCTGCGCTGCCATGTTATCCTTACCATAGGCCTTGATGTAGCCTTGGAAGAACTCACTGAGCACTGAATTGACGTCCTCGATAGTTGTCACTGAGATGTATGTCAGGTTTTCAGGGGCAATTTTGACGCCAATCTTGCGCAGATAGTCTACATCAATTGCATGCTCGCTATCCATGTAGACAACGTGATATCCTTCTTTCTGAGCCTGGAGCGCAATGTTAGAGGCAATGAAGCTCTTGCCTGAGCCAGACGGCCCCGCAAAAAGCGTTAGCTTGCCAAGAGGAATCCCTTTTTTGAAGTCACCACTTAGCGCACGGTTAAGAGCATAGTTGCCAGTTGACAGCCAATGCACTGTCTCCTGAATGCCAACGCTTACCGTGCTGAGCTTGGTGATTTCCTTCTTAAATTTTTCAAGGAATGGTAAAGCCATTACTTCTCCTTTTAGAGGATGGCGAGGAGGTGCCTCCTCGCCAAGTTAGACTTACTGAGCGCCAGCCGCTTCGCGCTGCTGCTTGCGTAGGCGAAGTTGCTCAACAACGCTGAGCTTCTTCTCACCATCTGCAACTGCAGGCGATGGTGCTGGAGCAGGTGCTGGAGCACGTGCTGGAGCAGTTCTGCTAACTTTTGTGTCAGTGTCTTCTTCAGATGAGCCTTCCTCAGAAGATGTCACGTTTGCGCCGGTTTGATCAGCCAAAAGCATGGCTTCAACTTGTTGCTTTGGCAGCTTAGGAGCACGGAACTGCTTCAAGTCATAGAGCTCAATACGCTCAAGCACGTCTTCACTGATGTCAGACTGCTTGGGAGAGAAGTTGGAAGTACCATAGTCAGCATACTGCCCTGACTGTGTCTTCTTGATGCGGAAGTTGTAACCGCCCTTAAGCTCGTATGGAGCTTCAGCCAAATCACCATCCTTGAATGCGCTTTGGATTTGCTGGAAAATCTTGGGACCAAACTCAATCAGCTTGACCAGCTGATTGGCATCATGCTCAACAGGCGTTTCAATAATCAGCGCTTGTCCAATGTAGCTACGCTTGCGGTAGTACTTCTTCCCTAGTGCCTCATTGTGTTCTGGGTCCTTCTCATCGTAGTACTTCTGAGACAGCGCGCATACTGGGCAATCCTCACCATACATCTTCAAGCAGGCAATCGTCTCGCGCTTACCATTGACAATCAGGGTATGGGTTAGATTTTCTACCAAGAAGCCCATTGGATTGGACTCGTCAAGGTCAGGAAGGAATCGAATTACTGATGTGCTATCTGCGGGAGCTTTCCAGAAGGGGAAGAATAACTTCCATGTTCCGGATGAAGTAGATGATGAACCCTTCTGGTCAAATGCAGCCGCCAGATCGGCCAGTGAACGCTTAGCCATGATATAAACCTTTCAAAGTTAGTCAAACAGTTGAGTGTGCAAAATCACCGAACTTTTTCGTTCGGCGTTCTATTTATTAGGACCCTCTTCAAAATCCTAAACTTCACCATATCTGATGCTGCTATGTTCATCAGACATGTAACCATTGTAATTAAAAAGGGGTCCACTATGGACCCCTTTTAGGTTAAACTAGTGATTGTGCCTGGTTAATTTATCTTCCGCCAGTTTCCATCTAATGCTTCATTTTCATAGCGTGAAAGCTTCTTGCCGAGGTTTGCTGGTTTCTTAGGGCTAAATGCGCCAGCTGAATCAATCCAGCCTTTTGCATGGTTGTAGCTATCACCACCAACATCGTCAAAGTCAATGATCATCTCAACGAAGTATCCATTTTCATAGACTTCGACGGTCTGACCATAGCCGCTGGAACTACGCATGACTTCAGTCTTTGTGGTTTGCGAGTCCATCCCATAGCTATCAGGATCAGCGGCGGCCACCTTTATGAAGCCTTTTACAGCCTTTGTTTGCAATCCTGTTGCAGGATGCAGAAGTCATAACCCCATCAGTCTTGGGGATTTCCATTACTTCACGAACTAGCATTTAGAAATCCTTAAAAATTCACAAATTATTCATAGTCAAATGAACAGAACTTCCTCTGGCACGACAATGACCTCATCAACCTCAGTGCCCTTCCAGGCGCTCGTTTGAGCATTGTACTGCTGTCGTACAGAGGCATGTGACACTTCCTTGTCAGTTCGTGTCTTCTGACGGCCAAGCACTGTGTCAAAGGTGTTCCAGAACTCAACCGCTACAACCTTCATTCCAAGGCGGCGTGCAGTCTGAATGCACTTGGACCGCGCCCTTTTTGAACTATTGACATTGTCGATAAAGACAGAACCCCCTGTCTTTTGCGCTTTGGCGAATGTCTCTCTTACTGAGGCATCAACAAACCGTTTGAATTCTTCCTCGCGTTCATTACAGTACTTCCACGCCTGGGCATACTTAATCTTGGGATCCTCTTGATCACTTCCACCATATAACTGTAGACGGTAGGTGTCCAAAGAGATAGTGAAATCCGTGTCGCGCTTGTGCGCCCTCATCCAAGTCGTTTTTCCAGAGCCTGATGGTCCAATTAAAACAAAGCACTTTCCAATGTCAGCGCGATACCGATTAATGGTTAGGGGCGTCATCCGAAACTTATCAATCCAGACCTCTACGTTTTGGAGCTTCGCTTCGTGATCATCACTGATGCGACCTGCAGCATCCGAGCGCAGGCAGTCGTAGAATGTCTGGGCGTCCGCGCCCAACGTATGCTCAATGGCTGTACGCAGGTCAGACCGTTTCTTGTCGTCCTTCAGATTGTAAGGCAGGTGGTGCTCGATGATGAAGCGCACCTTTCGAGCATCATCTAGCGTGAGTACCTCGCGCAGGTGCTCGTCCTGTAGCCAGCACTCGGTGAAGGAGACAGCTGACAGGAGCTCATGGCCAGAGTACCTACGATAGGTGCCCGTGCCATCCTTCTTTTCCACCATCTCTTCAGCATCTGGCTTTCCCGTGTCATGAAAAAGTAGTGCCATCAGAGCGATGTTGTTCTGGAGTTCTGTGCGAATGGGAGCAAATCGCTTTAAGTACTGGTCGATGCACATCTGGGTGTGCACTGCAACATTGTCTTCGCGATGGTACGGACTGTTCTCGACAGTATCTTCCATCTGCCGCCACAGGGCCGACGAGTTAGTGAAGTATTTAATGTAGGTTTGGGCGTCCATGTATTAATCGTAGAGTGATAGTGTTCTATTTCTGGTTACAAGCCAAATGCTCAAGTCGCAGGATGAAAACCACTCAGTCAATTCTTGACTGTACCGAAATATTCATCTCAGGGTAGTGACGTTGCATCGTCTCTACAAATGCACGAGCGCCAACCTCTTTGGCTTCCATCCACTGAGTGGAGTTCTCAGAA